CAAGGACTCTTCGAAGGACACCTGGGGTACTTTTTTCAAGGACGGGTTTGAGCAACTCACCAAAGATCTCAACATCGTTATGTCTGGCGGGTTTCCTGTAGAGACGCCACCTATTGACACCACAACAGCAGTGCGACCGAGCACTTCGTGTACACCACTTGCAGAAAACATCGATTCGTTATTGGACGCTCGTGAGAAAAATATCAAACAGAATGAGGAACCCCTAAGAGTCCGTCATGAACTTCTTGAAGCGCGCGAGGCCGTTATCTTAGCAAGAGAGAAAACGATGAACCAACGAGAAGCGTTTTTCGCACAGAAAGAAACCGAGTTCCTGAAAAAGTTTATTCAATACAAGAAAAATAAAGACGCGTTAGATATTAGGAGCAAAGAACTGGACGAAAGGAGCAGCGATCTGCAAGAGTTCATGGACAAAACCCTGTTTCTAGCAAAACAGTTCAGTGACGGGACATCCTGTTCTTCTTCTAAAAAGAAAACCTCTTCCAAAGTGCACTTCAATATCCACCATAAGCAGTCGTCGTCGGTGTCTCCATCGCTAACTTCCACAGACTCTATTGTGAAGACGCTGCTAATGGTGAAAAAGGTGGGTTCGCCAAAATATACAGATCGTCACAGCGAATGTTACGGGTCGGGTCTCACACTTCTCTATATGAACTGTCCGTTACTAACATACTGTTTTTCTATGTTTCTGTGTACAGGATATCTCGAAGGACGATAAGTGAAAATGTATTTAAATAGATCTCCAAAATATAGATATGATGTTGTCGTCGTGTTTGAGTGGTATATGTAAATCTTGGAATTCGCTAGACGATGAACTGAAACCGAAAGTATTAAAGGATTATTTCTCCACATTTATATCTATCTCCGGACTGTTCGCTGGTTTCCAGTCATTCGTAATCAACGAGTATGTATCAAACGACGACCTGTCCTTTTTAAAAAAAAAAGCAGTATTGTTGCTGATGCTAAGTTTTGGTTCGAATATCTGCGCTTGTTTGACTTCGTTCATTTCCCATAACGCTATCGTGGGAGGTGTTTACAGAGACTGGTTCGTGTGGGTAAACATTTTGTGCGTTTTATGGATTGTATCTGCCATTGTGTTCTATATATGCAGTTTTATCATTTTCGCTTATCACACATTCGTTAACACAATACCGTTCTTTACCATTATTCTCGTATTGACATGTCTGTCTGGTTTGATTATCACTGTGTTTTTGGGGATTGTAGAATATAGTAAATGGACATTAGACACCGATGAAAGAAATACCAAGATTAAACGAGCACTAGGTGATGTTAAAGAGTGATAACGATATAAATAACGCAGGTAGTCCTGTTTATGTAGAGAGAGATTGAAACATATATGTTAACTAATTAGATAATATTTCATCATCATTTTACCGACAATATTTTGTCCAATCAAATTACCATCCGATGTTAAATCACCACCCCATTTCAAATTATCTGAATGGTATATTAACACATTTGTATCAGAGGAGTGTAAAATACTTTTCAAAATATCACGAAAGTATTCATCTTGGTAATAGCGGTATTTAATTAGATTATCCATAATATCTTGTTTAATTGCAAATGAAGAGGGTTTACACTGGTTGATGGCCTCTTCATACGCATCCAATATAGATGAAAACGTTTTACCAATCATACTTTTAATTTGAAAATCTGGTTGAATATTTAGTCTAGTATTGGTGGATAAAGATATATATCGAAGTTCGGTGCTTAAACTGTTAGAGTTAAACAATATGAAATTTGCACAATTATCAGAATGCATAATTTTTAATCTACCTTTTAGAAATTTTTATGTTTTCAATTTTTTTTCGCAATATATATAGTGGTGTTTGTGTTGATAATAATAAAGTAGTAAAAAGACAACAACAAAACCAATCAATCAAAAATATCGTAAATGATTCCGTCCACATTGCAAATATCAATTACATATTCCTGCATATCCAATGCATTGACTGTCCAAGCAAACACTTTTTTGTGTTTTTTGTGAAACAATTCCACTATTTCTTCGCAAATAATATTGTAATCTAAAGATATAAAGTCTACATTAATTAAATGGTCAAACATACCCATCGGTACACCACTGGATATTACCCCTATCTTGTATATGTCTTCGTTTTCGTTCCTCAAATCTAACAACCTATTCACACAAAACTCATTAAACGAACACAGGTAATATTTGTGCTGTGGATATTTGTGAATAACGGTATACACATCGTCTGCAATATGTATAGCGGGATTTATACCGAACGCCTTAATGTCTATCATAAGATTCATAGGATATTCTATTTCACACAGTTCTTCCAGGGTTTCGTTGTCCAAAATGTTTCTGTCTTCTCTGTCATGACACAAGATAATTTGACGATTGGTGTTGTAACGAATATCAAACTCCACCATTTGTACGATTTCGTTCGCTTTTTGGATACCATTAATGGTGTTTTCACGATTCTTAATACCTCTATGAGCTATTCTTTTAACATCGTATCGAGTTTTTAGAACAGATTGTGTGGAAGATTTCATACACTTAATCATTAGTTATTTTTTTTTCGTATTTGACTAACTCATTTATCCGTATTTTTTCGTTACGAACTATTGTGTAGGATTCTAATTGTTTCATTCAATTCTCAATAAACTAAAAACATTATGTCTTAAAGGTTTAATACATTAATTATTAAATTCTAATTGAATATTTTCTAAATACTCTCATGACAACATGTAATCATGATTCTGATAATGTAGAAACAATACCCTTGATAATCTTTCTATCGTTCATAATATTAATATCGGTATTATACATATTATTCGTTAATATTCATATGTTAAAAAAAAAATCAAAATTAAGTAACGCGACAATTCAATGTAATTTAATTAAAATGCAACAAATTATCATTCATCCAGACGAATCTTTTCAAATGATTGAACAAACATTATGAAGACAAGGTAGATGAATACAATATATAATAGCAAAGTGTGACCGTGTTTTACGACACTTGGTTTTGCAAAGCGTTTGTTTTAGTATTTTTATCTATATTCTTTTTGTAATACACCCAGAAAGTATTGAAAGTTTCTGTTGTAAAAGCTTTGTATCGTTCAATTTGTGGTTTGTTGTATGGTTTCTCTTGTGACTTGTCCATTTGTTTCTATATTTTATATTTTTTTAGGGCACCTTGTATCCCCGTGGTGTATAATCGATTATAGACTATCTGTTATTTCGTAATTTATTTGTTATTCTCTTTTAGAATAATATTTTTGCTATACAAAATTTTAATTAATGCTTTACTATTTGATATCTTCTAAACTTTAAATTGAATTGCTTCGTTTAGTTGGCATTTTATTCCACTTTTTCGCAATATTCAATGATTTAAATATATTGCGAAACCTTAATATATAAATGTCCGGATTCAAAAGAAAACGAAGCGCAATGTCCTCTAAAGATAATAATGAGGAAATGGAAAATTTAATTTTTAATTCAGATAATCGTCTGAAAATTGAAGTGTTGAACAACAAAATATATTTTTACGAAGATATTACAATACAAAGTATATTAACATTATCAAAAGATTTGTTAACATTAGAAAACAGTCTTTTGAAAGTCAAACAAGAATTGTCCTTAGAAGAAACCCCAAAAATATTCCTTTATATTCAGAGCAATGGCGGGGACGCATATGCTGGTTTGTCGATTATGAACACCTTGGAAAACTTGAGAGTACCGGTCGTTACCATCGTAAACGGTATTGTAGCGAGCGCTGCTACTTTAATGCTGTTGGGAGGTAGCGAACGCCATATGCAGAGAAACAGCAATATTCTAATACACCAGATTCGTGGGGGTATATGGGGTAAATATGACGACTTACAAGACGAAATGAAAAACTCTGCACAACTTATGAAAGATTTAGAGAATATTTACACTTCAAAAACGAGCATCCCTCTTTCATTCTTGCGCCGCATTATTAAAAGAGAACTTAACATGAATCCAGAACAATGTCTAGAATATAACATTATTGATAAAATAATTTAAAGAATTCTACTCATATTCATGTATTATGATAAGGTTTCCGGATACCTTTTTATATTCGATTTCGTGGGAGGACTCCGAAGCGGATAAACCCGTGTTGAATATAGAGGAAAACGATATTGTGCTAACACTTACTGGTGGTGGTGACAATGCGTTCAATATTTTGTTAGATGGTGCGAAAGAGGTATACTGTGTAGATTTGAATCCTGCACAGTATCATCTAATGGAATTGAAAAGACAAACCATCCAATATTCCAACCATCAAAATCTATGGAACATGTTCGGAACGGGTAAGTTTGTTGGAGATTTCGAATACTTTATCAATAATCTACATTTATCTAATGAAACCTTAAACTTCTGGATCCGTAAAAGTCATTATTTTAGAACAGGGTTGTATTATTTTGGTTCGATGGGTCATATTGTCAATTTAGTCAACATTCTACAATTCAGATTCATATTCTGTAACTCGTTTCTGTCCAAACAAAGTTGCGTTTTCAAAATGTTCATGTTCTTTTGCAAAATCTTCGTCCACCTGTTCTGTTTTTTATTTGGAAACAGCTTTATGATGTGGTATGTTTTTGGTACACCCCCGAATCAAATTAACATGATTACAAAGGACGATAATAGAAAACTTTCAGAGTATGTCATCACATCGTTCGTAAATGCGATAAAAAACACAGATATTATTAATGATAACCATTATTACTATTTAGTTTTTAATGGTCATTTTACAAAACAAAATTGTCCAGATTATCTGAAGGAGCACAATTTCCGTTTTCTCAAAGAAAATATGTTCAATATTCGCAATATTAATGATTCTTTTCTGAACATTTTAAGTCAACGCCAGTACAACAAAGTTATTCTAATGGATCATATGGATTGGATGGACGACACATATATCATCAAATTAGCAACACTATTGAAAACACATTTGAGTAATACCGGTAAAGCTATTTTTCGAAGCGCCTCCATTCATCCGTGGTTCATAGATATATTGGTTTCCAAAAATTTCAGATTGACAA